GTGATCACGGTGCAGGGGCGGGTGAGTGCGAGTACGGCGACGGCGATCACGTTGACGCCGGGGGTGGACACGTTCGACCGGCCGTCGGGGGGGGCGGCGATCACGACGGTCGTGATCAATGGGACGGGGTTAGCGGCGCTGGGGGCGCGGGTGGGGGACTGGCTCTGTGTCCGGGTCGAAGCGTGATGGCCCGGTTCGAGGAAAGCCGCGTCGCGCCGCCGCAGCACAGCGAGGTGCAGCTCAAGGTCATCGAGTGCCGGCACCGGATCCGGGTGGGGCGCAGTCAGTGGCCGCCGCGGGTGAAGAAGGGCAACGAGGAGACGGCGCACGTGGACCGGGTGTGCGTGAAGTGCGGGGCGTGGGTGCAGGCGGAGGACCCGCCGCAGGCGCATCTGGACGTGGTGCGGGTGGAGGACGAGGCGGAGGCGAAGGGGCAGCTCCTGGAGGAGGCCGCGGGCCGGGTGCTGGACGAGCGCGAGCTACCGGCGGAGCCGGGGGCGGGGACGGTGAGCGACGAGGAGGCGGCCCCGCGGTCGCGAGGGAGGATCCGGGCATGAGCGAGCAGGCGTGGGGAGCGGCGCGGGAGGCGTTCGAGCCATCGGCGCAGGAGAACCCAGAGGCGGATGCGCCCGAGAAGGGCAACTGGCTCTACTCGGGGCCGGGGGTGGTGCCGCCGGATCCGCGGCTGAAGGTGTGGCGGCAGAACCGGGCGACGGGGGCGTGTGAGGAAGCCGTGTTGCCGGAGGGGCAGCGGGACGATCGCACGGGGCATTTCCACGTGGCGCGGCAGGTGCTGGAGGGCGGCGGGGAGCGGCTGCAGTCGAAGGACTTTCCGCATGCGCCGACGGCGGAGCAGGAGGCGCCCTGGGACGATCCGAATGCGCGGACGCCGCAGGCCAGGCCCCCGGAGCACATGGAGGAAGCCCGGCAGCGGGCGCAGTCCGCGCAACCGGCGTAGCGAAACCAGACCACTCTGCCCACCCGCCGCCTGATCAGCGGTGGGGGTGCGAACCGGAAGAGAACGGCCGTCCCGTGTACACGGCGGGGCGGTCGTTCTCTTTTTGGGCAGCGGCACGAGAGAGGAGGCAGGCACATGCGGCGAGTCCTGATGGCCCTGGGGTGCTGGTGGGCGCTGGCGACGGGGGCGGAGGCCGCGCTCATCGCGAGTGCGTCGGTCGATGGCGGCGGGACGATCTTCGCGATCGACAACGACCTCACCTCCACGTGCGGCTCGCCCGTCGTGGGGCCGTGCCAGTTGCCCGACATCGATCCCACGCTCCACCGGCTGGTGGTCGGGGCGCACACGATCAGCGGGACCCTGCTCGTCCTGCCGACGGTGCAGACCGCGGACGTGGCGACCGGCGCGGGCACGGTCAATCGCCTGGACAGCACGGGCACGCAGTTCACGAACAACGACGCCGTGAGCCACGCGGTGTCGGTGGCGATCAGCGCGACGGACTTCTTCGGGCCCTCGACGGTGGCGTTCACGACGGGCGCGGGGCAGTTCAGCACGCTCGGTGGCGGGTTCGCGGACACGAGCATCACGCAGCGGTGGTTCAACGATCCGGCGAACGAGCAGGGCGCGCTCACGCCTGACGCAAACCAGCCCGGCACGCTGCTCGACACGTTCAGCTTCATCCCGACGCAGAACCCGCAGAGCTTCTCGCATACCGGCGGGCCGTTCGCGGTGGCAGACCCGAGTCTGTTCAGCATGACGCTCCAGTTCGACGCGGTCGTGGGGCCGGGCGTGCGCCTCACGGGGCGGGAGCAGACGGAGATCAAGCCGCTGGCCGAGGTGTCGCTCCCGGGCACGGGCTGGCTGCTCGGGCTCGGCGCGGCCCTGCTCGTGGGAGCCCGGGTGGGCCGGCGATGCCGCTGAGTCGGTACGACAAGTACTACGGGGGCACAGGCGGCGCCGAGAAGGCGCACGCCGCGATGGTCGAGCAGTACGGCGAGAAGAAGGCGGAGGAAGTGTTCTACGCGACCTTGAACAAGAAGCGCGCGGGCGCCGTGAAGGGCTAAGGGATGAGCTTCGGAGGGGGATCGCCGCCGCCGCCCCCCGCCCCGCCCCCACCGGTGACCGAGACGGCGCCCGGGGATGCGGAGCGGGCCGCCGCGGACGCGCGCCGGAAGGCGATGCGCAAGCGCGGGCGGAACAAGACGCTCTTGACCGATGCGCGCGGGGCGCCGCTGGGCGAGACGGACACGGGCGCGCAGCCCGCGCTGGGCGCGTGATGGCGTATCGCTCGCGCTTCACGGGGGTGTGTAACCGCTGCGGGCTCTGCTGCCAGTACGAGGCGGCGGATGGGTCGGGCCTGGTGCGCTGCGGCTACCTCGAGGTGCGCCCGGGCACGCGCGTGGGGCAGCCGGAGGCGACGGTGTGCCGGCAGTACGAGACGCGCTACGACGGCATGCCCATCCCGATGGACTACGTGATCGGCGGGGGCTTCTACGGCTGGTCGCGGTGCTGCAAGGCGTCCTCGCTCGAGGACTGGGTGATCCAGTTGCGCGGGATCGGGCGCGGGTGCTCCCTCGAGGCCGCCGATGCCTGACATCGTCCCCCTGCCGCCGGGCACGGGGCGCGAGTCCGAGGCCCCGGACCCGGAGCGGCTCGTGGCGCGCTACCAGGCGCTCAAGTCCGCCCGCGCGAACGTGGACACGGTGTACCAGGAGATCGCGGACTACGTGATTCCGCGGAAGGCCGTGATCCAGTCGCCGCCCGTGCAGGGCGCGGAGCAGACCGAGCACCTCTGGGACTCGACCGCCGTGCGCGCCAATGAACTGCTCGCCGCGCGCATCCAGGGCGCGCTCACCTCGCCGAGCGTGCGGTGGTTCTCGATCAAGACGCGCAACGAGGAGATCAACCGCCTGTGGGCGGTGCGCTCGTGGCTGAACGGGGTGGAGGAGCAACTCTACCTGACGCTGCGCCAGTCCAACTTCAATGCGGAGATCGGCGAGGTGTACCTCGATCTCGGCGCGTTCGGCACCGGCGCCATGCTCATGGAAGCGGTGGAACGCCAGGGGCGCTTCGGGTTCATGTTCCACGGACTCGCGCCGGGCACCTTCTGCATTGCCGAGAATGCGCAGGGCGAGGTCGACACCGTCTTTCGCGAGTTGCGGCTGTCGGTGCGGCAGGTCGCGCAGCAGTTCGGGACGGACGCGCTGCCCGAGGCGTGGGCCGATCTGCTCACCGAAAAGCCGGATGCCGAGCAGATCGTGCTGCACGTGATCGCCCCGCGGCGCGTGGACAATCTCGAGCGCAAGGATGCGCGCCACTGGCCGTGGATGAGCGTGTACCTCGCATTGAGCGAGAAGCACGTGCTGCAGGAAGGCGGCTACCAGGAGTTTCCGTGCATCGTCGCGCGCTGGTCGAAGACCACGGGCGAGGTGTATGGGCGGGGGCCGGGGCATACCGCCTTGCCGGACATTCGCACGCTCAACAAAGCGGTCGAACTCACGCTCCAGGCCGCGGGCAAGGCGCTCAATCCGCCGGGCCTCGTGTCGCACGATGCGGTGATCGCGGAACTCGATCTGCGGCCCGCCGCGCAGAACACGGTCGAGGGCGATCCGCGCATGGCGTGGGTGCCGCTCGAGTCCGGCGCGAAGTTCGACGTCGGCAAGATCCTCAACGAAGAGCTGCGGCAGGCGATCCGCAACACGTTTTACTGGGACAACCTGCAACTGCAGACCGAGCGCGTGATGACGGCGACGGAGGTGCAGCGCCGTCTCGAACTCATGCAGCAGTTCCTCGCGCCCACGCTCGCGCGCCTGGAATCCGAGGCCCTCACGCCGCTGATCAATCGCGTCTTCAACATGATGTTCCGCCACCGGCAGCTCGAGCCCGCGCCGCCGGAACTGTCGGGCGCGAATCTCGATGTGGAGTACGAGGGGCCGCTCGCGCGCAGCCAGAAGGCCACGCGCCTGGCCGGGTTCGAGGAGTACCTCCGCATCATGGCGCCGGTGGCGCAGCTCGAGCCCGCCGTGATGGACAACGTGAACTTCGATGCGGCGGCGCGCGATCTCGCCGACGTCGCGGGCCTGCCCGCCGACTACCTGCGCGACCAGACCGAGATCGAGGGGATCCGCGCGCAGCGCGCGCAGCAGCAGGAGATGGAACAGAAGATGGCGATGGCGCAGAACGCGGCCAAGGCCGGCGGCGACCTCGCGCCGCTCCTGCAGGCGACGCAGGGCATGCCGCAGAGCGGCCAGGAGACCATGGGCGGCGGGCTCGAGGAGATGCTCGCCGGGCTCACCGGCGGCGGGGCGCCGGGCGCGAATGGCGGCGCCCCGCGATGACGATCATGGAGCAGTACCGCAGCGTGTTCCGGGCGCCCGGGGGCGAGGAAGTGCTCGCCGACCTCGCGCGCTACGTGCAGCGCCTGACGCCGCCCGAGCGCGGCGCGGCCGCGCTGGTCCTGATGCGCATCACCCAGATGCTGATGACCAAGGACGGCCCGCAGCCCGCGCACCTGCGCGGCGTGACGGCGGCCGTCGGAAGGATCCCGCATGGCAGCGGATGACGGCGGTTCTGTCGCCACCGATGTAGCCCCGGCGCCTGCGGCGCCGGAGACGAGCGCGCCCAGCGGTGCGGTCGCGTCCAGCAGCGACTGGCGCGCCACGCTCCCGCCCGAACTCCAACTGGAGAAGTCGCTCGAGCGCTACAAGGATCCCGGCGCGCTCGCCAAGGCCTACCTCGAGGCCGAGAAGCGCATCGGCGCGCCGCAGACCCCGCCCGCGCCCGACGCGCCGGCCGAGCAGCACGCCGCGTATCGCAAGCGCATGGGGCTGCCCGAGTCCCCCGACAAGTACGAGCTGACGCTCCCCAAGGCCAAGGAGGGGACCGACTTCAGTTGGGACGAGGGCTGGATCGCGCGCCTCAAGGAACGCTTTCACGCCGCCCACGCCCCTCCGAAGGCGCTCCAGGCCGCGATCGACACGTTTCACGAGTACATGCATTCCACCTATGACACCGTGCGGGGCCAGCAGGCGCAGCGCGAGAACGAGGAGCGCGAGGAAGCCATGCGCGTCCTCGAGCAGCACTGGGGGCCGCGCACCGGCCCCCTGTGGGAGCATCACCGCGCGCGCGCCGTTGCCGCCCTGGACCACGTGTTCGGCCCGCAGGCCTCCGCGGAGAAGAACGCCATCATCGAGATGGCCGCCAATCCGCACTTCGCCGCGGGCCTCTCGCGCCTGGCCGATGGCCTGCTCGAGCGCGGCTTCGTCACCGGCAACGAGATGGGCGGCACGCTCGACATCGGCGCCGCCCAGGCCAAGATCGAGGCGATGCGCGAGGCCTCGATCAAGGATCCCGGGCATCCGCTGAACAACCGGGCGCATCCGCAGCACGAGCGCACGTGGGAGGAGTGGATGAAGCTCCAGGGGATCGTGGCCGGGCCGGATGCCTGGAAGCCGATTCCCGGGATGGTGCGACGCAGCTAGCCGCACAGGGCCGGGCACTCCCGCGAGGGATCCGGCGACGGCGGGGAGAGACCCGCCGCAGGGAGCGTCCGCGACGCAGGACGCGAGGCCGATCGGGATGCCCCGGCACTCGGCCGCCATGGCGCAACACCGCAGTCCGTTGAGAGGTCTCCATGGCTGCCTACGACACCGTCCCAGCCGTCTTCGTCCATGCGTATCACGCCGAGTTGCACCGCCTCGTTGCCCAGCGCGAGTCGCGGCTGCGCTCCGCGGTGCGCTCCCGCACCGTCACCGGCAAGACCGACAACTGGGACCGCCTCGGGCCCAGTGACCTCGCCGCCATCGCCACCCGGCACGCGGCGACCACCATCCTCGATCCCATCCACTCGCGGCGCCGGGCCGTGATGACCGACCGCGGCGGCGCGATCATCCTCGACCGGCACGACGAGGTGAAGATGATCGCCTCGCCGCAGAACGAGTACGCGCAGAACCACGCGGACTCGATCAACCGCTTCTACGACGACCTGATCATCACCGCGCTCGGCGGCACGGCCACCTCGGTCGCCGCCGACGACACCACGTCCACCGTCTCGCTGCCCGCCGGGCAGATCATCGCCGAGGCCGGCACCGCGGGCCTCACGTTCGCGAAGGTCAACGCCGCCGTGCAGCTCCTGAACAGCAAGGACGTGCCGTTCGAGAACCGCTTCGCCGTGGTCTCCGCCGCGGGCCTGTCCGATCTGCTCGCGACCACGCAGGCGACCAGTTCCGATTTCGTGGACCTGAAGGCGATCCAGTCCGGGCGCCTGCAGGGCACCTTCATGGGCTTCACGTGGATCATGAGTAACCGCCTGCCGTTCACCACGCCGAAGCGCACGAACTACTTCTTCCACAAGAACGCCGTCGGCCTGTCGATGGCCATGGACATGTACA